CCCGCTTCGAGCCGCTGATCTGGCGGCCGCACCCCGGCCTACCGCATGTCCTCATAGACTCAAGTGTAACGGCTAATCCGTTGGAATAACAGGGATTTGGGGGTGTGGAGAGGTGGCAGGCAGGGGGCCGCAGCCCAAGGATCCGTCCAAGCGGGCGCGCCGTAACAAAGATCCGGAGCCGCTCAAGGTCCTACCCGCTGTGCCGGTCACCCAGCCGAGGCTGCCGACCATCTACGTCGACGTCACCGACGACGACGGGACGGTCCACAAGAAGCGCTTCCACTGGCCGGCCATCACCGAGCGCTGGTGGCGCATGTGGGCCGAGTCGCCGCTGTCGACTGACTACACCGACGTCGACTGGGCGTTCCTGATGGATACGGCTCTGCTCCACGCCCGCTACTGGAAGGGGGACGTCAGGCTCGGCCCAGAGCTGCGCCTGCGCGTCGCCAAGTTCGGCGCCACCCCCGAGGACCGCGCCCGCCTGCGCATCACCTTCGCTGTCGCCGATAGCGCCGAGGCAGGAGGCGCTGTTGAGGTCGCAGAGACCGCCGCCACTTCGGGATCGCGCTCGCGGGCTCGTTCGAAGGTGCTGCGCGTCGTCGACTGATAGAGGGGGTGCGGCCGGTGCCGTGGTCCCCGCTGGATGAGGATGATGAGTTCCCGACCCTGGGGTACGACGTCGCCGACTGGATGACTGACTTCCTCCTGCAGCCCGACTGCGACGACCTGCTGCCCTTCGTCCCGACGCAGGAGGAGCTGGACTTCCTGGTGCGGCTATACGAGCTCGACCCGCTTACATGCAGGCGTGTGAAGTCCCGCGCGGTCATCTCTCGTCCCCGTGGATGGGGGAAGAGCCCGTTCCTGGCCGCGATCTGCTGTGTTGAGGCCATGGGGCCCGTGCTGTGCGATGGGTGGGATGCCGCCGGCCAGCCGGTGGGCGTCCCGTGGGCGACCAGGCGGACTCCGCTGGTGCAGGTCACGGCCACCACCGATGACCAGACCGCGAACACCTGGGCGCCGCTGCTGGAGATGCTTCGGGGCTCGCCGGCCCAGGATGAGTACGACGTCGACCCGCTGGATTCCTTCGTCACGATGCGTCGCGGCAGGATCGAGAAGCGGACCTCCTCGGCGACCTCGGTCAAGGGCGCCCGCGCCGTCATGGCGGTCCTGGACCAGACCGAGACCTGGGTGCCCAGCAACGGCGGCCCCAAGCTCGCCAAGACTCTGCGCAACAACGCCACGAAGCTCGGCGGGGTCACGATCGAGACCCCCAACGCCTATACGATCGGCGAGAACTCGGTGGCCGAGACGACGGCCCGCTACGCCGAACAGATCAAGGCGGGCAAGGTCAAGGAGGCCGCTGCCAGGCGCCTCCTGTACGACTTCCGGGCCGCGCCGCTGGACACCGACATCTCCGACCGCGACAGCCTCATCGAGGGCCTGCGCATCGCCTACGGCGACGCCTCAGCGGACCCCCGCGGGTGCGCCATTCACGAGCCTGCCTGCTCACCGGGCTGGGTCGACATCGAGCGCACCGCCGACGACTTCTGGGAGACGGACAACGACCCCGCCGAGATGTGCGCCGACTTCCTCAACCAGGTCGGCGCCGCCTCCGACGCCTGGCTGACTATGCCCGAGCTGCGTGCCATCGAGGACCACAGCAAGACCGTCACCACCAACGAGCCCATCACCCTCGGCTTCGACGGCTCCGAGGGCCGCAAGATCGGCATCGCCGACTCCACGGTCCTCATCGGCTACTCGGTCACCCAGCAGCACCTGTTCAAGATCGGCATCTGGTCCCAGCCCGACGGCCCCAAGGGCGAGGGCTGGCAGCCACCGCGCCTCGAGATCGAGCAGACCGTCCGGGAGACCTTCGAGCGCTACAACGTCGTCGGCTTTTTCGCTGATCCTTCGGCCGGGTGGGCGCAGGACGTCAAGACCTGGGAGGCCGCCTACTCGCGTCGCCTGCGTGCCCGCATCAGCGCCGCCGAGCCTATCCGCTACCCCCAGCGCAATGTCTCAGCCACCTGCGAGGCCTTTGCCCAGCTGCTTTCAGCCATCCAGCAGGGTCGCGTCACCTACGACGGTGACCCGCAGATGACCGCTCACTTCCTCAACGCTAGGCGCTCGCCACGCCAGGCCGGCTACGTGCTCACTAAGCCGGCCGATGACCAGGACTACTCCAAGATCGACGCCGCCTGGGGCGCCATGTTCGCCTACCGGGCGGGCCTGGACGCCGTCGGCAAGGGCGCCACTCGCCCGCAGCGACGACGCAAGCCCCGCCGGCTCTACGGATGACAGGGAGGACCATGAGCAAGACGCTCGACCAGTGGGTCACCTTCCTGACCTCCCGGATGGACGCCGCACGGCCCCGCGTGGACCGTCTACGCGGCTACACCAACGGCAACGCGCCCTTGCCGGAGATGGGCCCCAACCTGCGCAAGTCCTGGGAGGCCTTCCAGCGACGCGCCCTGGCCAACGCTGGCGCGCTCATCGTCGATACCCTCGTCGAGCGCCTCATCCCCAACGGGATCCTGGTAGGAGAGTCCCCCGACGGCCCCCGAGCTGTCCGGGCCCGACGCATCTGGCGGGACAACCGGCTCGACGTCGCTTTCAAGGACGCCGCCCGCGACGCCTTCACCGTCGGCACCGGCTACCTCCTGGTCACCCGAGACGACAACGGCGAGGCCGTCATCACCCGGGAGATGCCCGAGCAGCTCTACGCCGAGCCCGACCCCGTCCGCCCGTGGAAGGCGCTCGCGGCGGTCAAGGTCTGGCGGTCTGTGTCCGAGGGCGTCGACCACATGATCGTCTGGGTTGACGGGGTCAAGGCCACCTACTCCCGCAGCGTTTACAACGAGCGCAACCAGCTCATCAGCCGTGTGCAGGGTAGGTGGGACCTGGACGGCCTCGACGTCTACGACGGTGACCCGCCGATCGTGCTGCTGGGCAACAAGGACGGTATGGGGGAGTTCGAGGCTCACACTGGCCTCATAGACCGCATCAACACCGGGATCCTCTACCGCCTGGTCACGATGGCGATGCAGACCTACCGGCAGCGGGCCCTTAAGACCATCTCCACGGATCCTGGTGCGGGTCTGCCCGAGGAGGGGCCCGACGGAGACGACATCGACTACCAGGAGATGTTCGAGCCGGGCCCGGGGGCGCTGTGGGAGCTGCCTCCTGGCGTCGAGATCTGGGAGTCGCAGACCGTTGACCTGACCCCGATGCTCAGTGCGGTCAAGGACGATTGGCGCGAGCTCGCTGCCGAGACTCACACCCCGGTCTCGGCGATGCTTCCGGACGCTGCCAACCAGTCCGCCTCTGGTGCCGAGCAGCCGATGCAGCAGCTCGTCTTCAAGGCCCAGGATCGCATCCTGCGGTTCAAACCGGCCCTGGCGGTGATGCTCGTCAAGGCCCTGCAGGTCGAGGGCGAGTCCCTGGCGGGCGACACGGTCGAGGTCAAGTTCGCACCGCCGGCCACCGTGACCATGACCGAGCGGTACGCGGCCGCGGCGCAGGCCAAAGCCGCCGGCGAGGCCCTGGAGACGATCCAGGAGAACATCCTGGGCTACAGCCCCGAGCAGATCGCCCAGGACAAGCAGAGGCGCGCAGAGGAGCAGCTCGCGCTGGCACTCAATCTGACCACCCAGCCGCCACCGACGACGTCGGAGGAGATGCAGCCGATCGGGAACGCGGACGCACCTGGCCTCCCGAGCCGGCGAACCGTCTGAGCGACGACGTAGGGGGCGGGCATGGCTGACCTGGACCGCCTCGACGCTCTGGCACGCGCCTACGACGCCGCGGTCCACGAGATCCGTCAGAATCTGACAGCCTTCGCCTCCCAGATGTGGGCGTCCATGCCCGACTACCGGGACGAGGCCGTCAAGGCCATGGCGCAGGCCCTGGCCCCCAGGGTCCTCGCCGGCCAGCTCCAGACCGCCGAGCTGACCCGCGCCTACCTCATTGGCTGTGCCAGCGAGCTCGGGCTCACGGTCACCGTCCCCGCCATCGACCGTGAGGCGGTCACCGGGATGCGCGGCGTGGACCCGCTGAAGGTCTACCAGCGCCCGGGCATGACCACGTGGACGGCACTGTCCAGGGGCAAGACGCTCGACCAGGCCGTCTCAGCCGGCGGGCTGCGGCTGACGCAGCTCATCGGAGGGGACCTTCAGAACGCCAAGCGCGTCCAGTCCCGCGACACGATGCGAGCCACCGGCGGCCGGTACTACCGGCGCATCCTGACCGGCCGCGAGAACTGCGCCCTGTGCGTCATCGCCTCCAC